CTATTTTTCCTCTTCTTTCCGTGTCTTGTCGGCGGCACCGGCCTGACCAATGCCGCCCGCCGCGTCGGACGCCGCGCCCGTGATTCCGGATTTTAGCGAAGTCCCGGGCTTGGGCCCCTTGCTGAGGCCATGCATCACCGCTGCGCCGCCGAGCAGCTGCTCCATCTTCCGGCGTTCCGTCCGATAGGCGTCCAGGCGCAACAGATCTTGGTGGACTTGGTTGGACCGCTCCCTGCGATCCAGAGTTTCGAGACGTCTGCCGGCCGCGGACTCCCGAGCTCGGGTCAGAAGCGTCGCCTTCTGCACATCGTCCAATGATCCATCCTGCGCCACGCGCCGTTGGAAGGTTGTCAGCTTGCCGGGCGTCATGCCCGCGGCTTCGCCGTAAAGGGTCGCCGCATGGAGCTCCAATTGAAAGTTGTCGATGGTCAATATCTTTGCTCTCTCGGAACCGTTCGGGGAGTCCTGAGTTGGCGGCGAAAGATCGAGGTCTCCTCGCATGAGTTTGAGAATGACCCGGACCGCCTTTTCCTTATCAGCGTAGATTTCCGGCGGTTTTTCCGGGCGCTCAATCGTGTCTTTGATTTCGAATTCTCGGGAGGTCGTGGATGGTTTCGTGCTCTGTTCAGATCCTGTCGCCGTCGGCGCGGGGGGCTGCGCGGCACCTATTTTACCGGTGAGAACGTCATTTCCCATGTCGTCTTCGGTGTCGCGGAAGGGCGCCTGTCCCAAGATGCGAAGACCTTCCGCGGCAAGGTCTTCGAAGCGGTCATCGCTTATGTCGTCGAACCGGTCTTCGGCGACGCCTTTCAGGAAATCTTTTTCGGGGCCGCTGAACAGGGTGTCCCGGCGCTTGAGGGCGGCATCGAGGTGTTCCAGATCCGTTTGGTCACGGGCCTTTAACGCCTGTTCCAGAAGGTCCGCCTTGGCGCCCTCAAGTTTGATTCCTTGAATTGTTGCGTTGCTCTGGGTGTCGCGCGGGAACACGCCGGCACCCGTGGCGACATGGCGGAATTCGCTCGCCGCTTTGACTCGATCCAGGTGGCGCAAGGCGCGGGTCTGTGGCGTGGACCCCGAACGGGGGCCGAAGAACGTGGCTTGGTTGTGCGTCCTCGCGCCATTGGGTGCGAAGGGAGATAGCAGACCGCGCATGGGGTGTTTCCTCATACATAATATGTGAGCGGTGAAAAAGTCGGGGCGCCGGCGCCTGAAGGGAGCACAGGCAGCCGGCGCCCCGTCCCGAGAATGAGGGGGAGCGGCGGAAGGAGACGCGCTCACCCCTCGTCGGGATACAGATCCTCGAAGCCGCGGCGGACCTCGGCGGCGAAGGATGTGTCGTGATCACGCCAGTAGCGCGGGTCCTGCATCATGCGGCGCAGCTGCGATTCCGATCGGCCCGAGGGCGCGGGCGCCGCACCGGAAACCAGTTGCGGTTCGCCGTCCTGCATCATCCGGTGCAGGGTCAGCACGCCGTCGTAAGAATTGCACAGCGCCTCGAACATCGGTGCCGGCAGATTGGCCTGACCCCAGGCGTCGATCTGCGCCGCCGCCGTCTGCCAGCGGTCGGCGCCGCCGAAATGCTCGGTCAGGCGGCGGCGCTGTTCGCCCTGCACCGTTTCGGTGGCCAGATCGCGGACCAGGGGGGCGAGCTTTTCCGCCGCCAGGTCATAGACCAATTGCGCTTGGGCCTGGGTGAAGCCGGCCTCCATCAGCCGGGCGTTGACTTCTGTGTCGGCGGTCAACCCTTCCATGGCCGGCTCGATCTGGTAGCCGGCCGGGTCTTCGGGCACGGTGTCGCCGCCGGCCGCACCCAGGCGGCGTTCCAACGCGGCATAGGACCGGGCCAGATCCTCGACCCGTACCTGGCCCGCCTCCGCATCCCAGAACTTGGGCGGCAGGTAGTCGGGTGCCGCCGCGTCCACTGGCGGCGCGGGGATCTCGGGGGCGGCGTCGCCCACCGGCGCCGGCATGTCTTCGGGCGCGTCCGGCATCGCGGGCAGGGCTTGGGGATCGGTCATGCGTCGTCTCCTTTCGGGGCGGGGGAAGCGTCCGGGCCGGCGCGGCCCAGGTCGATGAGATGGATGAGGTGGCGGACCAGCTGGCGCTGCCCTTCGAGATGGCGCAGTGCGGCATCGGTTGCGTCAGGGGCGAGGGCGCGGTCCAGGGTCAGCGCCCTCAGATAGGCCAGCAGTGCCACGCCGTCGGCACCGCGAAAGCATCTGGCAGCCAGCTGCGCGGTACGGTCGCCCGTCACTGCGGTGGTCCTGTCCGTGGTGGGCGCGGCGAGATCTTCAGGTCGCCAAGGCCATTCGACTTCAGGGGTGGTCATCATGCGGTCCCTGTCGTCGGGGAAGACGGCAGTGTTGCACCCAGGGCCGACGCAAGCGCCGCGAGCCCGCCGCCGCTGTCACCGGTTGCCGTCGGCGGTATATCATCGGCCGGGAGTGGGGTTGCCGGTTCAATCCTTCTGTCGAGATCTTTCAGTATTTTGGACGGCACGCCGAAGGCGGCGGCCAGGGCCTGCGCGGCCTGGGGGACATCGATGATGGCCAGTGCCTGCGGCCCCAGACGTGCCAGACCGTCGAGGAACGCCAGGGTCGCCTGCACGTCCTGTTGTGCCTGATGACGGGCGAGCGGCGATTTGTATTCCAGGTCGATGACCTGGCCGTCGATGCGCAGCGCCGGCACTTCGCCCCGGCGGATCAGGATCGATAGTCCCCGCGTCACCAGCGGCGTCAGCAGCTCCGATTGCAGTCGACCGTAGGTCGCCCCCAACAGGCGCGAAACTTCGGCAACACGTTCCAGTACCTCCGTCGCCGTCATGCGCGGACCTTCGATCTGCCCCAGGCGGTCGGCCAAGAGGGCGCGGCGGATGCCGGCCCGCAGATCCTGCAGCACCACTTGTGATAGGTCGAAGCGCCCAGGGGCCTCGAGCGGTTTCAGGCCGGCAGAGCCCACGGCCTTGGGAATGATGGTGCCCGGCGTCAGGCGGATATTGGCGGGGTTCAGCACGCCGTCGTCATCCGCTTGCCAGATGCCGGTGACGGCGATCGACGCGTTCTTCAGGACCAGTTCGACGACCTTGTTGGCGGTCTTGATGTCGGGCAGGGTCTTCATCACCGGCGAACGGCCGTAGATTTCGCCGGGCGCCTTGAGCCAGCGGAAATTGATGAAGGGCGAGCGCTCGAACCGCCCGGTCTTCAGCACGGTCACTGCCTGATCACCCGTCGTGCCGTCGCCGGGATCGATCAGCGCCATGTAATCGAAGCCGCCCTTGGCGGGGATCAGGGCTTCGAGAATGTCCGCCGACGGTTCTTCCCCGTCGCCCGGCTTACGCGCCTTAAGGGTGTCGGGCAGTTTGGCCTTGGGGAACCGTTCGATGATCTGCGCGCGGCTCAGGCGGCTGGTTCGGAAGGTGGTGTCGAGGCGGCCGGAAATGTCTTCCTCGAACGCGACCTGGCTGAGCGGCACGGCGGTAAAGCGGAACGCCGAGGGCTCGCCCGGCGGGGCGGCTTCGAACATCAGGCTCGCCGTGCCCACCGTGACCAGATCCAGATAGCATTGGTGCATTTCGACCGCGAAGTTGGATCGGTCGAAATGGGACTGCAGGGTCTGCGCCGCCGTTTCCAGTTCCTGCGACAGGCCCGCACGCCGCGCGTCGTCGACCTTCGTTCCGGGCATCAGGCCGAACCACCGCGCCCAGGGCGGGGTCAGCTGCGCCAACAGGCTGGCGGCCAATTGATCGACGGCGTCGGGGGCGGTTCCGTCGAACAGCCGGTCGGTCTTGCGGCTGGCGCCCTGGGTGCGGCCCAAGGCTGTTTCCCGTTGCGGCAGGGCGAAGTCGAAACATTCCTGCCACAGGGGCTCCCAGGTCGCGCGCCGGTCGCGGGCCCGCCGGTACCGCGCCATCACGGCGTCGGTCGTGAGTTCCGTCATGGTCATTCTCCCAACTTGGTCTTGGCGCCGACTTGATCGGCCCCGGCACCGTCCGGCCGCACATCCAACAGGCCGCGGCGTGACGTGGTGATCAGGCCGGCGCGGCCACGGCGTTGGCGATCCAGACGTTCCAGGCGCCGTTCGCGCTCGCCTTCTTCCGGGTCGGGCGGCGGCGGGGGCGGCGGTGGGGCTGGCGGCAGTTTGGGCGAGCTGAAGATTCCTCCCATGACGGGGGCTCCTTTCCTTACGTTGCGAGGGCGGCGGGGCGGTCTGAGGCGACGGTCAAATGCTGTCGGGATCGGCGGCGGCGACGGCGTCTTCCGCGGCCTGGATCATGCGAGCAAGATCGTCGGCATCACCGGTCGACGTAGACGGCCCTTCGGCCCAGACGAGCAGCTTCGCCCCGGCGTCGAGATGCGCCAGCGCCGCCTTGCACGCGGCCTGATGCCCGGCGAAGCCCTTGGCGTCATCGGGGGCGGGCTGGGCGGCGAAGGCGGCATAGTCGGCCATCGCCTTGCGCATCAATTTCGGGAGCCGCCGTTTGACGGCGGCGCGGGTTGCTTGCAATGAGGTGTTGGCTGCCATGGCGGGGCGTGGCACCAACTATTTGCCGAATAGATTGAGCCCCTTCGGGCCGATGCCGGCCGTCAGGATGTCGGAAAATCCGCCAAGCAAGGTTTCGCGCGGCTTGCTGAGCAGGCTTGCGCGCTGTGCGGCGGCGCTGGAATTGATGCCGTCGATACGCAGCTTGTTCAGGCTGCTGGTATCGGCGATGGCCTCGTCGACCTGGCGAGCCAGACCGGACAGAAGGCTCGAGGCCGATCCGCTGCTGGCGTTGATGCCGCCGCCGGCGAAGCGCGCGCGCTGTGCGGCCTGGGCTTGGCGCAGTTGCTCGCGCCGCCGCTTGGTTTCAATTTCCTGTTGCTGGTTGATCTGCGCGACCTGCTGCCGGCGCTGGGTTTCGACCTGCGCCGCCTGCTGTTTCGCGGCGGCCTGTTTCTGCACCGCGGACAGGCCCGTGCTGATGGCGGTGGACAAGGCCAAGGTGGCGAACTCTGCCATGAAGTGGGTCTCCTTGAGTTTTTGGGGAGGGGTCAGCCGTTGACGTTCACTTCCTCGGTGACGGACAGCAGGGTGAAGGGCAGGGGCGTGTCCTGCTCGATCCGCCACAGGGACTGTGTGCCGTCCCGTCGCCAGCCGAAGGCGCGCACCGTTCGGTCGCCGGAAAAAGCGACGGGTGGTGCATCCAAAAGATCGTCGCCGAATTCGCGGAAGGGAACGTCGATGAACCCGCGCCCGGTGTCCAAGCGAAGGGCCGATGCGTCTTTCAGGCGGTAGGTGGCGGCGATCATGCGCAGGCGCCCACCTTGGTTGGATCCCTGCAAGCCGTTAACCGCCGGCGGTAGCGGTTCGATGACATGGATGTAGCCCAGCCCGACCGTCACCTCGGACGCCGCGACGTTCAGGGTAATCCGCCCGTCTGCGACCGTGGCGTCACTTTGAACCGCCCCATCGGCGACGATTTTCACCGTGTGGCCTTCCAGGTGATCCAGGCCGGTCCATTCTGCCTTGGGCGTGGTGTCCGTGATGTGCATCCCGCAATCGACCTGCAGGCCGTCGTCGAAGGCTTCGATGAAATACTCGGCCGACCGCTCCGTCAGCAGATAAACCACGTCACCCACGGCGCAGACGGAACGGAAGGCGCCTTGAGTGTCGGACAGGGTCCAGCCGATGATTTCTTCCGCCCGGTAGAGGGTCAATGTGCCGATGGTGCCGTCGGCCATGACCAAATGCAGGTTGCGGCGCCCTGCGTCGAAGTCCTGGTCGATGGGATCACGGATCAGGTGTTCAGCGACGGTCGCCAAATCGCGCGACTGGTAGGCCTGCTCGACATCCGTGAATAGAAACTCGCGCAACTCACGCCCCGTCCGCGGCACGAACAGTGTGGCACCATCCACATTGCGCGGCGGCACGAAGCGGGTTGCGGGCGAGCCGATGCGGGTCTGTCGGCGGATCTGCACCGACGCCGGGGTCAGCGGATCACCCGTCACCATCCATTCCGCACCCGAAGTGAAGACCTGCAGATGGCGGCCAGAGAACACGGCGGAACAAGCATTGACCTGATCGGACAGCAGGGCGAATTCGATGGCTTCATCATCCAAGCCTTCACCCAAATCGAAGTTGAACAGGTCCGCTGACTTGGACATCCATATCTGGTTTGGCAAATCGCGTGAGCCGCCGATCACCGTGCGGTCCTGATGGAAAGTCACGGTTGCCGGATATCCCCGAACGGGGGAGAACGATTGCTCCTCCCAGTCTTTTGTGGCGTTTGTGTTGGCCAGGGTTTCCTTGACCGTTGCCGTAGCCGAGGTCGCGGAGGCAACGGTGGTGATCTCGATTTCCTTGTTGGCGATGCGGAACCGCGTGCCGACATGGCCGGCGTCGAACACGGAGGCCGAGGCGGTCACGGTGATGGTGCCGCTGGTCCCGGATGGGTCCAGGGTGACGTCTGCTGCAGCGAACTTGTGATGCGGCTGATGGATGCGGTTGTCTGTTTCGGCAAAGACCCAATCGGTAATCTGCCAATCGGCATGTGAGGTGCGGGTAATCTTCTTGGGTGCTGTATCCGGATGGACGACCAACAAGGTATCCGCGCTTTGCACCCAGGCCAGCTTGGTGGTTTGCGCTTCGGCCCAGGGAGCGGCGATGGTCGCGGTCTTCGTGCCATCCGTGTAGACGTCGATCTGAAGATGGGAAAAGCACAGCAGATAGGTTTGTTCAGTGTTGAACTCGAACGCGATCAGCCGTCCTGGTCCCGGCGCCATATCGACAAATCGGGTGCCGGCGCGGCGGGCGACGCCGCCGGTCGGTTGGATCACGACATTGCGCAGCTTTGATGCGCCATTGGCGTAGGACCGCAGGTCGCTGCGCCCGAGCAGCCGGGCCGAAACCTCGCCGGCGGTGAAGTTGGATTTATGTGTCGTTAGACGAGGCATCAGGCGCGCACCTCCACCAGAGAGAAACTGTCAATCCGTCCCGGCGTTTCCTGTTGGGCATCGATGGTCTTGGCGCGCTGGAATTCCTGATCGGCCAGACGGTACAAGGCCTCAGCCCGCGAGGTGCTTTCCGTCAGAGGGATGCAGAACTCGGCGGCCAGACGGGTGATCAAGGCCTGGTCGAAGAAGGGGGGAAAATCGATCTCGGCCGGTCGGAAGATGTAAGTCATGACCACGTCGTCCGTGTTGGCGTGCAGGCGCCGTTCGGCGATCCGGTATTCCAGGCCGTGTCCGCGGGCGTTGCCGCCGGCCGACAGGGCGCGCAGGAAATTGGCCGGCAGCTGGAACGCCTTGGCGTAATCGGCGACTGGTTCCGCCGCCAGGACCGGTAGGCGTTGCTGCGCCGTGGCGAAGCTCCAGGGATGGGCGGATAACAGGGCATCGCGTACGGAGGGATACAGGTTGGCGGCGATCTCGGCCTCCGCCGTGCCTTCATCGAACGAGGTGATGGTGGTGCCGCCCAGTTTCAATAAGGCGCGGGAACAAAGGGCGATCTGACTTAACGCCATGGCGGAGACTCCGGTGATGGATCGGGGAAGGGGACAGGTGCAAAGGGGCGCCCCGGAGGATGTCGGGGCGCCCCAAAGCGTGATGCGTGGGCGATGAGGACTAGTCGGTGTCCGTGCCGCCGACGACGGTCAGATCGTCAACGTCGACGATGCCGCCCGCGTTGGCGCTGACCAGGAACAGGCCGGCGCCCGGCGTGCCGTCGGTGTCGACATTGGCCACCAGGATGTCGCCCGTGCGTAGCATGTGAGCCGCGTCGTTGAAGTAGCCGGCGCTGTCCACGACGGCGGCGGTATCGACCGAGGTGTAATGCCACAGGGTGAAGCCGTTGGCGTAGCTGAGAACGCTCAGGTCTTTCGAAACGAATGCCATGGTCGCCTCCTAGCTTTCCAGGCAGCGCAGGGACACCACGCCCGACGGATCGATCAGGCAGGCCCCCTGGCTCATCATGTTGTTGACGAAGTTCGACGCACGGTCGCCGTGCCAGGTGATGTCGGTCTTGACGTCCTTGCCCACGGCATGGCCGACGGCGCTTTTGTGGTACCAGTAGCAGAACCGCACGCCGGTGCTTTTGGTCAGGCCCGAGTGGGGAATCCACAGGGTGCCCAGCCAACGCTTGGCCTGGATGCCGCGCCACGGCAGATCGTCGGAGCCGACGAAGTCCATGTCCGAGAACTCGGGGATCTTCAGAAGGTCCGTCCACTGTTTCCAGCCGATGACCGCGAAGCGGTCGCCGTCGTCGGGGACGTCGGCGTCGCCCAGCATCTCGAAGGCGGTCAGCACCTTGGTCTTGGTCAGGCCGTCAGACCCGTCGCCGGAATAGTTGGTGGAAGTGTCCAGCTGCGCGACGATCAGTTCGTCCGTCTTGCGGCCGAGCGCGTTGGCGCCGGCCCGGGCGATGATCTGGCGTTCGTTGATGTTGGTCTTGATCTCGTCAAGCTCGTCCACCCAGTCGCCGGCGTAATAGTCCTGCAACTGGCATTCGACGGGCGTGTGGTCCAGGTTCATGACCGGGACCATGCCGTGGCGGGCCTTGGTCGAGGCCGTGCCCTTGCCCACCTTCTGGAAGGTGGTGGACGACCCCTGGATGTCATTCTTTGAACGCACCGTGTTGCGCAGCTTGGAGCCGACGCGCTGATATTCCAGGTGCACGTCCGTCTGGAAGTGCTTGATGAAGGATTGTGCGATATGTGTCGACATGCATGTTCTCCGGAAATCCGGACTCCTTTGTCGTGTCGCGTTGCGGGGAAGGACGCCGGTACCGGCGGTTGTGGCGGACGCGCGAACGGGCCTGCCGCCGCGGGGGCGTCGGGATAAATCCGGGCCCTTGGCGCTTCACGATCGGAAGCGGTCCCTGGGTTGTCCGGTCTGGGGAAGTGGGAAAATAAAGTAGGTGGCCGGGCCTTGCCCGAAGGTTACTTCACATAACCTGCGCAGACATCGCGGAGCAGGTTCAAAAAGACCGCGGCGATGGGTTCCCCGGGCGGCGCTTGGCGCGTGAAATCATTCACCGCCGGGTAAAAATGAAAAATGGTGTTTACTTCTATATCCTTAAGGCATTTCGAAACGGTCTCGCCGATGGCATCGTTGGGGCGGATGTAGCTGATGGCATCCGCCAGTCCTTCAAGGTAAGTCGACTTGGCGTCAGCGGGGTACTTCTCCAGGTAGGTTGCGCGATCCACGAATTGGAAAGCGTCGAAGCGGTCTTGTGCGCTGGCCAGGGCGCCGACCGCGGCGGCGCCGACAATCATGCCGGTGATGAGCGGAATAACGATTTTCATGGCGAGTTCCCGTCTACCCATTGCGAGGGAGAATTCGAGACAACCATACCATGGGCGCTGTCTTGCTTTACAGCCGGGAGACGAGATGAAAATTATCTCATGGGCTTGCCGCCGCGCATGCGCGACAGGATCGCGCGGATAACCTCGTCCCAGGCGGTGACGTCCTGTCGAAGGGCATGCAGTTCGTCTCTTAACCTTCGCGTTTCGGCCCTGGCTTGATCGCGTTCGGCCAATGCCGAGGCCAGACCGGGAGATCCGACGCGTCCCTTCTTCATCGCCAGGACAGCGGCAAGCTGAATGCCGGCTTTGGCGGCCTCCCGTCCAATTCGGTCCCAGGCCTCGTTGACCGCAGTGCTCGCCTTTTGAAATTCGGCTTCCTTGTCCATCGCCCGGTTGACTGCGGCCCGTCGGTTGCGGCCTGCGGCGTCAAGTTCGGCCTGTAATCGGTCCGGACTGGCAGGTCCGGACTGTGCGCTCGAATCACTCTCCTCCTTCGGGTCATTCACGTCGTCGCTGTCCTTGGGTTCGGCAGGCCGTTGGCCGACAGGAGCGCCGCGCTTGGTTGCTGCGTGCGTATTCTCACCCGGACTTCTGCTCCTCAGCATCTCAAGGCTATTCGCGGCGATCTCCTCAAATTCCTTATCCGTGGTTGTCTCGAACCAGTTTGTCGCGAGGTCGGTGAGAAGGTCGCGTTCCCTATCCCTAAGGCCGTCGCCACGGCGGCGCAGGCGTTCGGAGAATGCCTCCTGATCGGCGATGCCACGTGTTTTCAGCGCACCTTCCAGGAGGTCGGCTTTGTTTTTGTCGATCTTGATGCCCTGGATATCGGCGTCGCCGGACCGGTCCCGTTGGAATCCGCCCGGTCCGGATGCGGCAACATGTCGGAACTCACTGGCGGCGGTGACGGGATTGAGCCGCCAGGTTGCTGTTCCGGGGAAGGTCTGGCGCATGGGTATTGTCCTTTGATCGCGGGTTTCCGGGCGGATCGGGGAAATGCCCTGCCGTTGTGGATGAAATGGATCGAAGGTCGATCGCGCCGGCATTCACAAGCCCTTGGCGCGGTTTAGAAAAATCTTCTATTGTTGGGGCCGGAAAGACATAAGAAACCAATTGTGCTCAAGAGGAAGGCCACTTGAACCAAGTCCAACGACAGGGGTTGTCATAAGTGCGTTCAGAAGTGGTGTTCCGAGACGGAACGCGGTCCTGGCTGATCTTCGGTCAGGACAGCGGTAAGCCGCCCGATCTGGTTGATTCCAACCAGGTGGTCGTGCGCGCGGGCAATGAGGCCGTGCTGATCGATCCCGGCGGCGTCGAGATTTTCCCGGCCGTGTTCGACGCCGTCGAACACGAGGTGCCGCTTGCCGATATCAAGCATGTCATCCTGACCCATGAGGATCCGGACGCGGGATCGTCGCTGCCGCTGTGGCGCGAGGTCTGCGTCGACGAACTGAAGGTCCATGTGCCCTGGTTGTGGCTGGGCTATGTCACCCATTACGATCGCGAGGCCGATTTCGTCGCCGTACCCGACGAAGGTATGGAAATCCGTTTTGGCGAAGGCGGGCGGCTGCAATTGATCCCGGCCCACTACCTGCATTCTCCAGGCAATTTCTCGGTCTTCGATCCGATCGCCAAGGTGTTGTTCTCCGGCGACATTGGCGGCGCCCTGGTGCCGCCCGACGACCGCGACGGGTTCACGGTGCGCGACTTCGACCGCCATGTTCAGTACCTGACCGGCTTCCATCAGCGTTGGATGGGCTCTCCCGCCGCGCGCGATGATTGGATCCGCCGCGTGCGCGAACTGAGCCCTGAAATCATCGTGCCGCAGCGCGGCCTGGTGTTCACCGGTACCAATGTGGACCGTTTCCTCAACTGGTTCGAGACCCTGGAAATCGGTCTGGCCGTCAAGGGCGGCACACCGCAGCGTGTCTCCATGTCACCGGCATCAGAGCCAGCGGACCAGCCTGTTGAAAGCGGTACGACGTCCGCTCCAGAACCCAGGCCCGAGGCCAAGCCAGTAACAAAGCCCGTTGAATCTCCGATCATGGGCGCTGGAAAACCGCTGGCCCGCGCGCTGAAGGAAAGCGGACGGCAGTTCCGCCTGATCACCCGCAGTGACTTCGATGGTCTGGTTTGCGCCGTTCTGTTCGAGGAGATGGAGCTGATCGACGACATCCTGTTCGTCCATCCGCGCCAGATGCAGTACGGCGAGGTCGATCTCACCGACAACGACATCTCGACCAACGTGCCGTTCGACGAACGTGTCTATCTCGCCTTCGATCATCACCTGAGCGAGATGGAGCGCGTCGGTGGCAAGAAGGACAACCATGTCATCGATCCGACGGCGCCGTCGGCGGCGCGCGTGGTCTACAACTACTTCGGCGGGGAAGAGGGCTTCCCCTACGTGTCGGGCGAACTGATGGAGGCCGTCGATCAGGCGGATTCGGCGCAGTACGAAATGGACGACGTGCTCAACCCCCAGGGCTGGGCGCTGCTCAATTTCATCATGGACCCGCGCACGGGGCTCGGACGCTTCCGGGGGTTCCGTATTCCCAACTACGAACTGATGATGGGCCTGATCGAGGATTGCCGGAATTTCACCATCGAGGAAATCCTGGAGCTTCCCGACGTCAAGGAACGCATCGACCTGTACAACGAACACCGGCCCAAGTTCGAGGAACAGCTGCGGCGCTGCACCACCATGCACGACAAGCTCGCCGTGATCGACATGCGCAAGGAAACGGATATCTATTGCGGCAATCGGTTCCTGATCTATGCCCTATTCCCGGAATGCAATATTTCCATGCATGTGGTCATGGGCAAGCAGGACAGGAACACCGTGTTCGCCGTCGGCAAGTCGATCTTCGACCGGTCCTCGCCGGTCAACGTGGGCGAGTTGATGCTGCGTTTCGGCGGCGGCGGTCATCGCGCCGCCGGCACCTGTCAGGCGGACAATTCGATCGCCGAGGAAACCATGGCGGAATTGATCCACCGGATATCGACTGCCGAGTGAACGCGGCAAACTCTCTAAGGTATCAGGCGACCAGCGGCCGTACCGGTCATAAGGTACCAGGCCATGGCAGCGGTCCCGCCCATCAGCGCCACAAGGGCCGCGAACAATCCCCGTATCAGGCCCGAGCGTAGGGCCGCGAAGCCCTCCAATACCTGCACCTGATTTTCCGTGATGCGGTTCTGGGTTTGGTCGACCCGGTCGTGGAGGCGGGCGCGGGCGTCGCGGGTCTGGGCCATGAAGGCACGCAGCTCCTGTCCCATGCGCTCGAACGACTGGGCCGCCTCGCGCGACCGTTCCACGCATTGCCGCTCGTGGGCGATGATGGCCTGGCGGGCGAGGCTGGCCTCACGCAGGGCTTCGTTGGCGGTGTCCAATGCGCTTGCCTTTCCGCCGCCGATAGATACAGACATGAACGAGAAAATCCTTTCTACGGCGCGCCGATAGTTGCGCGGTCTTAGTGCTGATACAGCGCTTCAGGGCCGCGCGCTTTTACGTCTTCGATCAAGCCATGGATGATATCCGGAACCAGTTTTCGCGTTTGTTCCGACGACATCCCGGGCTTGATCTTCGGATCGTAAAGGGCGCGAATGAGAATCTGATCATTCAACGGAATTTCGACGGGAAACGTGAATTTGCTGAAGATAGAAGGGGCATATGTCGCCTTGTCTGCATTCGGGCCAAGCCCATGGAGAAGTTCCTCTATCAAACAAGAATGGCTTTTTGTGGACTGGCGTTTTTCGCCGAAAACGGCCAATGCACCCTGGATGGTTCCGTTCGGGGTTGTGGTCACAATAGCGAAGCAAAAATAATCGTCGAAACGCCATGAATCGTTTATTTTTGCCGTGAAGCGCCGGGCCTCCTTGCGCATGGCTGCGGTATCTTCGGCGAGGACAATATTCAAGGTCGATCGTCGGTCGTAGGCTTTGGTTAAAATGAATCGGAGACCGATCAGGCGGGCAATCAGAGGCAGTTGGCGCTCGGCCATACTGCGGTGCCAACCGGGCACCGATGCATCGAAAAATATCGGGATATCACCCGTCCATTTTCGGAGGGGTTCTCGGATGGTTAACGGTTGGTGATCTGAGGTATGCATGACCCGATCGAAGCTTTCGATCAAATCTTCGGCGCTGGCGAGGTCATCAAGCCCATGAACCGATAGATATCGTGTAAGAAGGGTGAAGGCCATGAACACGATGAAAGCGGCACCTAAAAACCCGAAGCCGATCAGGGCAGTGCGTCGCCAAAAAGGCCGGAGGCGTCGTGCCGTTGATGGTGTGATCCAGCGCAGTCCCATGTCGCCCTTCTCTGCTTTCCTAGTGCCACGGCTAGTTCAGGCGCTTTTCTCGATATCCTTTATAAAATACCTTCCTGGATTTTCCAGTGTCGGCGTAACCACGGTCGGCGTCCCGATGCGAAGAATTTGTCCCAGCAACAGAATTGCGTTGTCACCAAGGTTTTGCAATGCGGACAGTATCGCTTTCCTGTCGGCGATGGACAGGCCGGATTGAGTCTGATTATTGGAATCTGTTTTGCCATTTTCAGGGGGTGGCGGGGGCCGAAGGTCACCTTGAATGCCGCCGCCGGGAAGGTGGCGAGCGTTGGTGATCTGTCGGAACTCGGTTGCCGGCTTCTTTCCGATGTTTTTTGGGAGCAATCGCGTAAGCATCTCTTCCGGCGTATCGGGCGTAAGCAGGATTCCGTTCGATCCCGGCTCGGAATGCGATGGCACATCTCCTCCTGGTGCCTTCATTTTTCCTGATGACACGGCACGTTGAGATAGAATTTCGGTCGGCCCCCAGGGTTTTACAATGCCGTCAACCCGGAGCCCGTCACCGGCCAGTCCGTTCAGCTTTTTCTGGCCCTTTTCGATGGCGCTGAGAAAGTCTTCATCGGCCTCCCGCGTGGCTGCTGGCATCAGATTGTTCTCGGCAAGGAAGGCGGAGGCTGTGCCCACATCGTCTGCTCTGTTCTCTTGGCCGCGCCCAATGGATGCCTTTAAGAAGGTGCGTCCATAACCCCCCATACCGTCCGTGCCACCGACACCGGGTAGGCCGGGTTCCGCAACGTCGTTTGGCTGATCTGAGGGCGTGGGTTGTGCGGACGGTAAGGCATGGTTCTGTTCGATGGTTCCCAAGGGAAGGCTCCTTTTTCAGTCAGTTTGCTTCCAGTCACAAAGTGAAATCCGTCGTTGCTGTGAAAGTCCCGCTGCCTCGCCAGTTGGGCTTGCGGCGGGTGATGCCGTCGGCGGGCAGGACGCCACGGCCTAGACGGACCGGCTCCGTCAAAAGACACCCGGCGACCGCATCCAGGCCGTCGTCCCGGCAGGTCAGGCCGGGCGCCCATTCGCGCATTTCACGCACGAACGGAGTCCGCCAGATACTTTCATGAGCATGCAGGCGCCCGGCCGCCAGAACGGCGTCGAAGGCATCCAGAATGCGCAGATCCTTGGCGCGGTGGCTGGTCGCTTCGATCACCGCCGCCTCGACCCCCGCCGTTCCCAGGGCGCGGCGCAGCAGGCCCGGCAGGAACCGCCCGATACCGTTGGTCTCCAGCGTCACAGAGGGCAGATGGTTGTCGCGCAGGAAGGCGGCGACCTGCCGGCATTGCTGCGAGGCTTCGTCGCGGTCGTCATTGTCCGATCCCGCCGCCGCGCGCACCGCCTCCGCCGGGTCGTGTTCCAGATAACGGACGGCGTGCAGGTAATGGGTGCCGTCCTGATCCGTGAACAGGGCGGCGATCACGCTGGCATCCCCGGCGCCCGGCGCGCCGTATGCCGGATCCCACCAGCAGGACGCCGACGCCAGGCGCTTGCCGCCGAGGGTCAGAACGCCGATGCCGTTGCGTTCCGCATAGTCCAACGGATGGGGATAGGCGACCAGACGGTCCGGGTCGAGGCGGCTGTCCAGGATGTTGACGGGCTCCAGCAGCATCTGGCTGCGGAACTTGTTGGGGCCGCTGCGCTCGCGGATCGCGTCGATGCGGGCAATGGGAAACCGTTCCGGCCATCGCGACCTTCCGCCGGGGCCCAGCAACGGCACCTCAAGTCTCTGAAATCCGGCGAGGAAAGGCTGGCCGTCCACCGCGCCGGTCCGGACCTCGGACGCGTAAATGGTGTCGTAGGCATGGGGTGTGCCGACATAAAGCTGCAGGCCATCCGGCACCAAAACGTATTCGATTTCTGCCAGGCGCGCGCGCAGATCGGCACGCTTGGGCGCGGTGTCGCAGGTGTTGGGCACCTCGATATCGTCACAGATCACCACGTCTGCGCGCGAGCCGGTTAGGTTGGCGCCGATGCCGCGGGCCAACATGGAAGGATCGCGCAGTTCCGCCCGGCGGTTGACCGTGAACTGCTCCGACGCCCATTGGTCGGCCCGCGGCGGCTTCAGGTGCCGTGTCAGCGGATGGCGTTCGATGATGCGCTTGACGTTGCGCACCATCTTGCGCGCCAGCGCCAGATCCGCCGCCAGCACCATGATGCGCAGGTCCGGGTCGCGCCACAGCATCCAGGCGCAGAACAGGCCGACCAGGGTCGATTTTCCCGAATTGCGGAACGCCATCAGCAACAGTTCGTGGCGGCCCGCCTGGCGCTCACCCTCCAGCCACTGGGCGATGTGGATATGGAGGTCTGGCGTGTTCAGCCCCTGCAGGTTGTTCCACAGGACGACGAAGACGGCGAAGTTGACCGGCGGCATGGGTCCTCGCGGTTGTGACGATTTTGGTTGTGGGCGGGCTCAGGGTTGACCGGTGTTGCGCCCGGAATTCTCTGTAAACATGAAGTTCACGGGCAGGGAGACCCGGGCCGCGACCGGCCCGAAGTTGGGTGTCGAACAATGGCGCATGCGGCCCGCCATGAAGATCAGCCGGCCCGGCGGTGTGTCCAGCCGATGGCATCGTGCGGGATCGGTCTCGTCCTGGATGACCAGATCGCCGTCGTCGCCTTGCACCGAATAGACGGCGACCACGGGGGTCTCTCCATGGGCGTGCCAAGGTACGCCTTCGTTGGGTTTGTAATGATTGCACCAGGACCTGTGGCGGAAGGGCCGGCCGACAAGCGCCGGCTGCCAGCGTTCCAGATAGACGGCGAGTGCCGCGTAGAGCCGTTCCGCCAAGCCGGCCAGTCCGGGCGGCAGGGGCCTGTGGTCGAACAGACATTCCGTCGCCCGCCGGTGCAATATGTTGTCGCCGTGGATGCGGTCCCGCGTCGCGTCGGCGGTGCGCATTTCCGCGAGGATCAGATCGTTCATGGCGGCGATGCGCCCGCCGGCGAAATCGAAGATCATGACTTCAGGGATCGGCTCCGTCCGGCGGACGAGGTCACGCATTGACCGCCTCCGCCTGATCCGTGTGCGCCAGGCGGATGACTTCCGCCGACACTGTGCCGGGCCGGCGGATGAAGGCGCCGTCCAGGGCGTCGATCCGGGTCAGCGTCCTGCCGGTCAGATAATAGAGGGCCGCCGCCAGCATGGCCGTGTTGTAGGTGAAGCTGACGTCGCAGGCGGCCTGCCAGTACTTTCCTTCCAGGAACATGCAGGACCCCTTGCACAACTGGACCACGGGGCAGCTGCGGCATTCGTCGCGGGTCTGGTGATGGTGCGCCGTGTCCAGGCGCACGGCAGCCAGATCGCGGACATTGCCCAGGTTGTGATGGGGGTCGTCGGCGGACACATTGTGGCAGGTTGTGACCTCGCCCATCAGGTTGACGGCGATGGTGTCCTCGCGGTCCATGCCGCATTTCTGGCCAAGGGCGGCGAGCGGGCGCTTCTTGCCGAGCGAGTCGAGGAAGTCCTCGATCTTGCCGCGCACGGAATTGCAGCCGGGTACGGTCAGGCCGTTGGCGGCCTCGGCGAACAGGGTGTGCAGGGCCGCCCGGTGGTCCGCCTCGCCCTGCGGCGTGCAGGCCAGGGCGTCGTCGTCGTAAGGCAGCAGGATTTCTTCGGTGTTGGAGGAGATTGATCCCGGCGGCACGCCCAACTTGTCCTCGATATGGCGGCGCACGGCAGCGAGGGAATAATTCCACCGCGTCAGCACGGTGCCGAAGCCGAAGCCGAAGGACAGCGCGTCGTCGGAGGATCCGTCCGCGTCGCCCAGTTGGCCCGCCGCCGTCATCAGCCGGCGGATCAACCGGCATTTTTCCGGATCGTCCAGAATGTCTTCCGGGTTGCGGTACTTCTGAGCCGGGCCGTCGTGGCTGATCTGCACCCCGACCCGCTGGGCGATCAGCCAGTCGATCTTTTCATCGTCCAACAGGGAGCCGTTGGTGATGACGTTGAACCGGGCCCGGGGATAGCGCCGGCGCAGCTCGTCGCCGAGAATTTTCAGCTTGGCCCAGTAGACGAAGGGCTCGCCGCCCCAGAATTCGATCCTCAGGCCGCTGCCGCCGTCCTTGGCAGCGCCGTCGGTCGCGAACCAGGTATCGAGATTGCGCAGGAACAGTTTCGCGTCCTCGGTGGCGCCGCCCAGAAAAGTGTTCCAGTTCGCCTGATTGCAATAGGCGCAGGCGTAATTGCATTTGAAGCCCATCTGGATTTTCAGGGTGCGGATGCCCGCCTTGTGGCCGGGGTTGTCCGGCGACACGCGCCGCGGCACGGGCCAGGACACGGGCCCCTCGGCGGTGAAGGCGCGATGGTCGATCTGCTCGCCGTCGCCGTCCTCACGGATCAAGGTGGAGTCCTTGGGGTCGTAGAGAAGACGGAGAGTGTCCTCTCCTTCCAGGGTCAGTCTGTAGGTCATCAACCGAACTCCCAATCCTCGGGTTGAGGTGGTGGTACGGAAAAACGGCCGAATTCAGGGTTCGGCGTGCCGTCCGGGAGAACCTCCCTCACGTCCCGGTAATCCACGGCGTTTTCCGGACTGGTCACGTCGAAGGAGCCGACGAATCCCAGAGCCCCCAGGCGCGCCTCTATGATTACGCCGTCACTGATGAACCCGTTCGTAGGTTCGCCGTCGGAGATGACTTTGAGTGCGGGAACCAGGCCGATGCCTGTGGTGTCGAGAATGTGCTGTAGAAACCTGAAGACATAAACGTGTTGCTTGTGATGCCAATGTGGGTACTGGGCTGCTTGGCGCAGGTCGGTCGTGGCCAGAGCGGCCATGTCGTCCAACTCCATGAGCCGATAGGACTCCGGAGCCGGGGTTCCGTCGAACAAGGTGCTGACGTAGTGGACAGCACCGTCCCGCATGGCCTCGGGGTTCCATGGAATGACGACGTCCCCGACCGGCGCCAACAGCATGCCGGCAAGGCGCGGCGACAGGTCTTCACCAAGGGCATTGCTTCCCGTGCCCCCCTCGCCAGGCCGATTAACGCCGTCGCGTTGGCGGTACCAGGTGCGCAGGCGCAGATGATCCGCTGCCACCGTGCAGTCATGAACCAGGTTCTCGAAGGTTGATCCGGCAACGGCCCAGGCGCGTCGTGCTCGCTTCAACATGGGCCCGGCTCGCTCTGCAGACCACGGTCTTCCTGCGTCGGCGCTGCAGGGTGAACCCGCCGGACGTAGCGCGCGGTGGCGGCCGCGACCCATATGGTCAGGGCGACGACGACGCCCGTATAGGCCCAGGCCCAGACCTGGAGCCCGTCGCCGCCGGCCACGGCGAACAGCACGATCCAATAGTCGTTGCGGCAGACGTCGAGGCCCCACTTTACCCGGCGCATGGCGGGCCGCTGGCGCGGGGTCAGAAGTTTTTGCGGATTCCAGGGAACGACCTCCAGGCGCTGGCGCTTTGCCAGGCCCCAGCCGACGCCCATGAGCACAAGGCGCAGCAGGACCGCCGCCCCGCCGCCGACCCAGACCAGGGTCGGATCATTCTGACGCAGGCCGATGACAACCATGACCAGGACCATGGTCACGTAGCCGACGGCGATGTCGTAGAGCCCGCCCAGGTTGGTGGCGCGGCTGGTGGCGCGGGCGACATGGCCGTCGATCCAGTCGATCCAGCGCGAGGCAAAGATCAAGCCAGCGCCGGTCACGGCGGAGGCCCAATCCGTTCCGCGCCAGATGACCGCAAGGCCGACGAGCGCCAGGATCAGGCTTGCCGTCGTGATCCAGTTGGGGTGCAGCCAGGTCAGCCGGGGGGCGATGGCCAGGGCCGTGTCACGGTCCCAGTTGAGCAGCCGGTCGCGGGTCATGGCGGGGGGCATGCCAGAAGTCATGGCGAGTCTCCTCTCGCAGGTAGCTTTGGAAGGGGAAGGCGTAGTCGGGTCCGGCGACGGCCCACAGGCCGCCATGAACCTCGTAGCTGCCGGATCCGTTGTGGCAGATCGGCTCGTACAGCATCAGGGTGCCGTCATGGTGGATCGGCTCGATGCGCTCGACGGCAAGGAAGCTGTCAAAGCTGCCCCAGGCGAGGCGGTCACCAACCAGCATCTGTTTCGGCCGCTCACTCTTGGGCGCATATATACCGTCTGCCGGCGGTTCCGCCACGCCGTGAATACCGGCGAAGCGGGCGAGGGAGCCGGGCTCCTTCATGGCCGCGTACCAGCCGGCCGGATCGGCGGCGACCCATCCGCGGGCGAGGGACCAGATGCGGTGCGCCCCCGCCACGAAATAACGGCCGTTGAGCAGAAAGGCACTGTGCGGACCGATGCGACCGACGAACATGCGGTCGACGCGGTTGATGATGCCGAACGCGCCCTTCACCAGATCGCTCGGTTGCAACTGCGCGATGTCTCGTTGGCTGCCGTCGGCCATGGTCACCGGGGTGCCGGCTGGAAAGCACGCACAGTCGCAGGCGCAATCGCAAGCACAGACGCAGGCGCAATTGCAGTTGCAGTTGGAATAGCAATTGTAGGCGGCTGAGCCGGCGCCGTCGGTGCCTTGGCCGAAGCCAGTGACCTCACGCTGTTTCATGACCGTCAATGCGCCGTCTGACGTAACCGCATAGGCCGTGCGCTGTGGCACGTTCCAGTCGGCGAGGTCTGTGTTCGAGGTCGTCTGCCCGCCGGCGAAGTCGAATCCGGGATTGGTCGGGTTCTGAGCCATGATCGTGCCGCCGTTGCGGTTGGTGGGCGTGCCGCCGATCCCGGGCCAGGTGTACCAGGCGCCGTCCGGCGGCATCCAATAGGGATCGCCGGCGCAGTTGCCGTTCTTCAGAAGTCCCGTGCAGTTTTCCACCCGGATGTCCACATGCCGTTCGCGCTTGAAGCCGTCGACCGGCAGTCGCGACGGCCCGACGCCGTGCAGGCGGTCGTGGGTCTTCACGCCGGGGTCGTCCACATGCGCCGTTTGGCGATGCAGGCCCATGGTCAGCCCGCCGTCGTCGGCCTGCGCCGCCGCCGGGCCCGGACTGAGGCTGCGCGGATCGTCGCCGCTCCGTGCACTCATCAGTAATTGACCCCGTCCACCACGACGTGAACTGTCTTGTCGACGGTCAGCGTGGTGGTCATGGCGACGGCGAGTGTCTCGTCCGCACCGAGCGTGAGGAAACGGCCCGGGTCGGCGGGGATTGACGGGATGACTGCGGGGTCGAGAAGGTCGACCGCCGGCGCCCCGTTCACGCGACCAGAATTCGTCGGCAGTTCGAAGGTTGCAAGGATGCAGGACGTGGTGCCGTCGTTTTTCATCAAAGTGAGCGACGGCGTGGTGTCGTCCGTGGAGGCGGAAACCAGGTGCACGCGGGCTCCATTGGTGCCGGCGGTGAAGATGGTCTGCGCCGTGGTGCCGTCACTGTTGGTGATGATGGTGCATTTGGAATTTCGCGCACCGAGATAATCGGGGGTCGTTGCCATGTCTTGGTCTCCTCAAAGGCCGAAGCTGAGCGCCGTCAGATGGGCGCCATGGGTCAAGGTCGGGTCGTAATGGAGGCTGCCGGCCGAATTGACGGTGAGAACGGCCCCCGCGTTGCCGACCGTCGGCGGCGTCACGCCCAAGTCTTCTTGCGCCGACAGGGTGGCGCGGGCCGAAAGTGGATCCGTATCGTCGAGCAGCGTCGCGATGAAGGTGGTGGCCGACAGGCCGCCGATGGACCCGGCGCCGGCCACCGGGTTTCCTTCCGCGTCGAAGGCGAGGAAGGTGCCGCCGCGGGCCGCGCGGTCCGGCAGGGTCAGCACTGCGTCCGGATCGGTCGGCGAGAGTTGCAAAGATCGCCGTGTGTCGTCGGCGACCTGCTGCAGGGCGGCGGTCAAGAAATCCAGCTCGTCGTTGATGACGCGGGCCCGGAAGGCGCCCGATTCCTGAAAGTCGGACTGTCGCGCGATGGTCAGCCGGCGGCGCAGGGTGACGGCGATGCCGGCGGCGGGGGCGGTATCAAACGTGACTTCGCCGCCCAGGTCCTGCCCGGCGCCAGACACGGCATAACCGGTTTCCTGCAGGGCGTCGTCGAGATAGACCTCCAGGTCGGCGGTTTTGAAGATGGGGAAGGGATAGGTGAACAGGGTCTGCGTGCCGTCGGCGACGTAGCGCTTGCGCGGCGTGATGTCGCCGATCTGAATATGATCTGCCATGGGTTTCTCCGGAATGTCAGCAGGGGGCGGGTGTCGCGGTCGGGACAGGCCGGATTACGGCTGGTCCTTCCAAACGCGGATGCCCTTTTCCACGGACCGGCCGACGACATAGCCGCCGACGCCGATCTTCAGCAGTTCCCACATGTCCGGCGGCAGGGGCAGCATGGGCACGCCGAACCAGGGGTGGATGATGTAGTTGTTGGCGACGATGACGCCGAACAGACACATCAACAAAGGTCGCCAGTTGCGCTGCAGCCAACTGTCGCCCTGGGCCTCGGCGACGATGACCTGGGCGGCGGCCTCGATCTCCTTCATCTGGCCGGTCAGCACCATTTCCTGCAGCCGCGCCTTGATGCGGGCGGCCTCGTCCTTGTCCTCGACGGCCTGGTCGATGACGTTAAACAGTCCGCCGATCACGGGCGCGATCAATGCGCTCAGCATGGCGGCTACTCGATATCGGCATAGAACAGGTGGCCGCCGATCTCGGCGGAAGGTGCCTTGCCCCGGGCCCAGGGTGGGTTGGCCGACTTGGCGTGGTAATGGGTGGCGCCGTCGGTGGGGTCGGCCAGGGTTCCGGCCAGGGCACGCCGCGCGATGCGTTGGCAGGTCTGGAACACGCGGTTGTCGGCGGCCACGGCTTCAATTTTCGCGCGGTTGGGATCGCCCGCGTTCCAACAGGAGAACTGCCACGGCCGGCGGCAGACCTCTTCCACCGTGCCGCCCCACCAATAGGTTCCGCCGGCGGCGCGGGCGCGGCGGACCCGGTTCATGACCACGGCGGCGACGGCTTCCTTGCCGCGCACGGACTCGCCCCGTGCCTCGCCGTAAAGAGTGCGGGCCAGGACATCGGCGGCGTGCTGGGCCGCCTGCGCGTGATCCGGGGATCGGCTCATCTCAGGTTCCTTCGTCATCGATGGGGGGAAGTTTGTCGGCCGGTGCGCGGCGGGCGCGCAGGCGGCTTTCGAGAAAAGCCAAACCGGTTTCGAACTCGTGGCGGGCGTCCTCAAGCGCGACGGCCTGGCGCCGCGCCCGGTGTTCAACCAGCCATACCAAGGCGAGGGTCGCGGCCGCATCGGCGGCGAGGCACAGCACCCAGCCGCCGGCCGTCAGCTCGAACAT